ATGCAACCGCCGAAAGAGGGCGAAACGGTCGATAATGTGAAAATGGCAAAGGCAAGACTTAAACGGTTGCAGGACGAAAGTTCGATTAGAGCAATCGGCAATATCCAGTGTATTACCGGATATACGATTGAAGTTCAGGAAGAACAGCTTAAAGGAAAATTTTTTATCAAGAGCGATACGCATAATTTTAGTGGTAATGTGCATACAATGGATTTAACTTTGGAATATATGCCAGATAATCCCCAAATACCAGAAATTGAACAGCAAGATATCGCAACACCAGTATTTAAAAGTAGTAAACGTAAAAAAACTACTGGTGGCGGTAATGGAAGTTTAAAAGTAGATAAAGGACTTGCCACAGGTTTTGACGCTTGGGGAGGTACTACCATGAATAATGGTAGAAATGGTTGTGCTGAGGCTGTTGGTAAAATGGGTAGCTATTACAGTCCATTTTTAGCACAGCAGTGTAATAACGATATTGTTGGTGTGCCTTCTATGGTGGCAAATGCAGAAAGTGCCGGACTTTTGGAAGATTTTTCTATAGGTAATTTAGAAAAGGGCGATGTTATTGTTTATGGTAATGATGACCATGTAGTAATTTATGATGGTAATGGCGGATATTACGGCAATAGTAGCAGTAAAAACGTTGTGGTACATGGTAGAGATTACAATAGCCTAAACATGACACCAACAAAAATTATAAAAGCAAGCAAAGGATGATTAAATGAAAAAAACGGAGGACCCGTACAAAGCAATGTTGACGCTTTTTCGTAATGTTGGCGGTAGAGCGGGACTACAATCCACTGTACAAATCGGCACTATTGTAAGTTCACCACCGGAAATAAAAGTGCAGTGGAATGGTAAATTGCTTGATAAAAAGTGGTTTTATATAGATGATTACTGGCTACAGGGACATACAAGACAAATAAGAGGTCATATAATATCTGCTACTCAAAATCGTGGTGGTGGTGGCGGTGATGCTGCTTATGAAAGTCATAACCACGATATCGATAACGATTATACAGCTTCTATTATTTATACTGATACATGGCAAATTGGCGATAAAGTTTTAATGATACCGATTATGGGAGATGATAATAAAACAGTGAAACAGTTTTGGATATTAAGTAAAGGCAAAAGATTGGACGGTAATTGATATGGCTAATCCTTTTATGATAGGAAATACCGTAAATACTGAACAGTACAATACGCAAAAAGAATTTAGAGAATATGCATGGGATTTTAATAGAAATTCTTTTATTTATAATGATGATGGTTCTATTAAAATAGTTACACGAAATGAAGCAATAAAAGTATGGGTATATAAAGTATTGCAGACGGAACGTTTTCGATATGGTGCATATTATGATGATTATGGTTTAGATTTAGAAAGATTTGTAGGAAAGGTAGCTAATGATGAGATAAATGCTAATGAATTATATAATGCTGTTAAAGAAACATTGCTTGTAAATCCGTACATTTTAGCGGTTAATAATATATCTGTCGAACAAGTAAATAAAAAGATAATTTTAAATCTAGAGCTTACCACTGTATATGGTAAATCTACGCAGAAAATCGAGGTGTAATATATATGTTTGAAATGGAAACAAGAAAAAATATCTTGGATAGATTAAAGCAATATTATACCGAAACAGCAGGTGATAAAGTAAATATTATTGAAGGAGGTTTTGTGTGGGATACATTATCTGCTAATGCTAAAGAATTTGAAAAAGCATATGCTGAAATGGCATTAATTATTGAAGCCTCTTTTCCACAAACAAGCTGGGGCGATTGGCTCACAAAGAAAGCTGAAGAACATGGTATTATACGACAAGAAGCCACAAATTCTAGTGTTATTTTGACTGTAACAGGGCAAGCAGGAACTACCGTACAGGAAGGCTCATTATTTAGCACTAATGATGGAAAAAATTTTATTACAGTAGAAACTAAAAAAATAGAATTTACAGGAACAGTAGATATAAAAGCACAATCTCAAGATGTAGGTACTTCTTGTAATGTAGATGCCGAGACAATAATAAAAATTCCTATGAGTATTTATGGTGTATCTGCTGTTACAAATAAAAATTCTGCTTATGATGGCTTTGATGAAGAAACAGATGAAGAACTTTTAGAAAGATTGCTTTTTAAAGTACAAAAACCAGCAACAAGCGGTAATCCATATCATTATGTGCAATGGGCGACGGAAGTTACAGGAGTCGGTGGAGTAAAGGTAATAAGGCTTTGGAATGGTCCTGGAACTGTTAAAGTTATAATAACAGATGCTAATAATGGTATTGCAAGTGAAGATTTAATAGAAAAAGTTAAAAATCATATTGAAGAGCAAAGACCAATTGGTGCAACTGTTACGGTTGTAAGTTTAGAGCCAGTTAAAATAAATATAGAATTAAAGGTTACAAATGGTACAGCAAGTATAGAGGGCATAAAAAATGCTGTTAATGATTATTTTAAGAAAAATATTTTTAACGCCACATATGTATCTTATGCAGTGATTGGTGGTATTATCCTTAACAATTCTGCAACTACGGGTGTTTTAGATTATACGGATTTAAAAATAAATAGTAATACAGAAAACATTCCTCTAACTGATGAGCAGATGCCAACGGTAAATGAGGTGAAGATAATTGAATGATATATGGCTTAGGCAAAATAAGGTAAGTATTTTGAAATATTTACCTTATTTTTTATCTAAAGATTATAGATTTAAAACTACAAATAATGCTTGTGATATAGAGCATGAGAATATAAAGCAATATATTAAAGATTGTTTTAATCAGCTTTTTGTCGAAAGTGCAACATGGGGCTTAGATTTATGGGAACAGTTTTTGGGGCTTCCCATAGATAAAAATAATGATTATAAAACACGACGAGCAAAAATATTAAGTCGTATGAATAATCGGCAAACCGTAACACTAGAGTTTGTAAATTATCTTATAAATCTATTTGTTGCCGATAAAACAGGTTATGCGGTAGATTATCCAGAGAAATACTTATTAGAAATCATGTTGCCGGATAATAAAATAACAGATTTTAAAGCATTAGAAGAAATCTTAAATATATATATTCCAGCTCATATAGGTTGGAAATATATAGCTTTTACAGAAAGTAAAAACTACTTTTACTTAGGCGGAATAGTATCTAAATGTAAAACTATAAATATTAGAGCTAATAGTGAATTTAACATAAATGTAAATGGAATAACTAAGAATAATACAATTGGCATAGTGCATATGGCTAAGATTATAAATATTCCTGCAAATTATTATGAATAGGAGTAATAGATTATGAATAGCTTACAAAATAGAAGTACGTTACTAGATAAACAATATGATACAGGGCAATTTTCTGCTTGTATTGTTACAAATATTGGTAAAGAAATGATTGCTAAAAGTCAAAATGGACAAACGTTGACATTTACACGTGTAGCTTTAGGTGATGGTTTAATTGATGATGATGACGATATATTAAGTTTTACAAAAGTTAAAAATGAAAGATTAAGTGCTAATATAGCTAAATGGGTAGATAAACAAAATGGACAATTCCAAATACAATTTAGAGTTTCTAATCAAGAAGTAGAAATCGGCTTTTGGCAACGTGAAATAGGTATAATGGCTAAAATTGATGGTGGTGAAGAACAATTATATGCATATGCAACTTCAGGTAATGGTGCAGATTTTTTGTATGATAAAACAACGCCTATTGATGAGCGTATAGTTAATATAGATTTTGTAATTGGTAATGCAGAAAATGTTCAGGTAATAGTAAATGGTAGTATAATTTATGCTACTATTGAAGATTTAGAAAATACAATAGATGAACATAATGCTGATGAAAATGCACATGATAATCTAATAAAAAGATTATTTGGTTCAGCTGAAGCAACATTAGATAGCATAAAATTAAAAATAAAAGAGTGGACTAAAGAAGTTTGTTTACCATTATCTGGCGGAACCATGAAAGGTAATATAAATGCTAGTGGTTATAATATTACCGCTACTAAATTTATAGGTAATCTTCAGGGTAAAGCTGATAGTGCAGCTAATGCGGATTTAGCAGCAAAAGCAAACCAAGATAGTCAAGGACAGACAATAAATACAACATATGTTAAAGATGTAACAGCTAGTAATGCTACTTTAACTATAACAAAAGGAAATGGCACCACTAGCACTGCTACAATAAATAACGTTGCAAATGCAACAAAGGCAACTCAAGATGGTGACGGTAATACAATAAATACCACCTATTTAAAATTATCTGGTGGTACCATGAAAGGCAATATTTATTTTACAGGAGTAACATCTGGAATTCAAAGGATTATAAAAAATACAGAATTTGATAGTGGTATAACATTTACACCAGATTTTATGGGTTTTTGGGATTGGAGAGATAACACAAGAGTATTAACTTATAACTATAATAAAAAAGAATTAACAGCAGGGGTAGCTATAAACGGAGTTACACCTAGTACAAGCGATAACAGTACCAAACTTGCCACCACCGCTTTTGTACAAAGTTTATTAACAAATAAATTTACAGCAAGCAAACAACAAAACGGATGGTGGAAAGATGGAAACACAGGCATGATATGGCAATGGGGAGTTGTAAAAGAAAGCTCTTCATCAAGTGATTATAAGTATTTTCCTATAAGTTTCCCAAATTCTTGTTTTATTGTTATAGGAGTAATAATTAAATATCCTGTATCAGATTTTTTTACACCATGGGCATATCCTGTAGACAAGACTAAATTTTTAATAGGTGCAGAGAAAGATTATACCTCTGTATATAATATGGGTTATATAGCAATAGGATATTAATGTATTAAGGAGTTAATTATGGATAAAGATTATTTAATACAATTCAATACAGACGGGACACGATTAAACACATACGCAAACGGAGTACATTATTCTTATACTCCAGCACATGAGGAATACGAAACAGTTTTTGAAGATGGAGAACAAAAAGAAGTTTATGCAGGCTTCGTAGATGAGGAAATATTAAACCTTGTAGACGGTTTCGATTATCAAAGTGTTCTCGATAATGGCGGTGTATGGTTTAATCAAGATGATTATAATAAATTAGTTGGAAATGCAGACAAAGAATACATCTACAAAGATTGTCAAATTGTAGAAAAGCCAGCATACGTACCAACAGCAGAAGAACTGCAAGAGCAAGCAAGACAAGCTTTAGATGCAGAATATGCTGTAAAATTTGCAGATAAAGACAATGAAATAATAAAAGCAGTATTAATAATGCAAGATACAGAATACGCACAGCAATTAAGACAGGAACGAACTGCATTAGTACAGGAATATGCAGATAAAAGGAGTGCTTTATAATGTCAAAATGTTTTGTATGTATTAAAGGAAACGTAGATAATAAAGGTATTTGTGATAATCCAAACTGTACAAGAAATAAACCTTTAAATCCACCAAAAGAAAAAAATAACGAAATTAAAGAAGAACATAAATAGTTTTATTATCTTATGGGGAGTAGGTGAGTAAAATGGAGTTTTTAGAGTCGAACTGGGGAACAATATTAGGGTTATTGGTAAACATTGGGGTATTAAAGTATATATTAATAAGCCTAAAAGAAAAATTTGATGATTACCAAGCCAAAGCAGAAGCACGAGATGATGCTACAAAAAGTTTATGTAGAACAGAAATTATAAGTATCTGCCATAAAGCACAGCGAGAAGGGCATATAGCATATTACAACTTAGAAAATTTAACGTTGTTATATAAATCTTATAAAGCTTTAGGCGGAAATGGTGCAGCAGAAAAAATGTATAACAAAACTATAAGTTTACCACAAGTGGAGGAATAAAATGGAAGAAGAAAAATTTAATATTAAAGATGGTTTATCCATCAACGAAGCAAAGGTGAGTGCATTAATTATATTATGTGTACTAACTTTTTTATTTGCCTTTGTTATGTACGTCTTAGATAAAGACATCACAGATAACCTAACAAGTATTATTCAAACTTTAATTTTAGTTATCGGTGGAGTTAATTTAAGTAATTCAATCGCAAGTGTTTTTACTAAAAGGAGTAATAAATAATGACAGATGAACAATTAGCAAAAGAAATAGCAAATGGCATGATTTTTCCAGGATATTTTCTGCATGCAAAGGTTAATTAATAAATAAAGTTTCAGTATCGGTAGATAATCGGTAGGTATTTAGAAAGTAAAAGTCTATAAACCGTACCATTAAAGGATTTAATTGGATGGTAATTGGAAGGTTTTAAACTGGTCGAATTCGACCAGTTTAATAAAAGGAGTGTATGCATAATGTTAAAAATTTTTATCAATCCTGGGCATGACATGGATTTAGACCCTGGAGCTTGTGCAAATGGAATTAGAGAGGTAGATATTGCTTTAGCTATTGGAGAGAAAGTAAAAAAGACAATGGAAGTAATCGGCTATCCGTGTCAAATTCTTCAATCTGATAACCTCAATGGAGAAACAGAGGGGAAACCTAATGTCTGTGCCACTGCAAATAATAGTGGTGCAGATATTTTTGTATCTATTCATTGCAATAGTGCAGTTAATGCTAGTGCAAAAGGAACAGAAACGCTTGTTTATAGTACAGGTGGTAAAGCGGAACTATTAGCTAAATGTATTCAAGCACAAATTGTTAATTCTCTTAATATGGTAGATAGAGGTATTAAAGAACGTCCTGATTTATGTGTATTAAGAGAAACAACTATGCCTGCGGTATTGGTAGAGACAGCATTTATTTCAAATCAAGAAGATGCTTATAAACTTATGTATAGAATAGAAGAATTTGCTAATGCCATTTCTCGTGGAATTACTGACGCAGAAAAATTATTTTGATAAGGAGATTGTATGAATATATTAAAAGAATTTGCAAAAATTTTTATCAGGTCCAAACTTGAGGATGAAAAACGAAAGCTTAAGGACAAATTACAAAAACAAATAATTACAACTACTAGCACATCTGTAGTAGCTAGAAATGTGGCTTATCTTGGGATAATAGATAAGCTAGATGGTAAAGGTATCGCAGAAGTAAATAAAATTATAGATAAAATTTAA